AGCAACTAGCCGCTGAAGCCAAAAAGCCTTTAAAAGATCGCGATGACATTACGGTGCTTGAAGCATGGGCATTACTTGACGCAGCTCAAGGCATGAAAGCAAGGGAGATTAAGCACAGAGCATTCGGCCTCGACCGCACAGAAGGCAAAGCCGTAGAGACCGTACGCACCATAGCAGAAGAGTTTAGGGACAACACTCATGATCCGGTTGAAGATGTGCCTACCAAAGAAGGCAAGACGGATGAATGAGTCTCCTCTTCTCATCCCGCTTTGATCCCTTCCCGGCTCAACAACAACTGATACAAGATCCGGCACGTTTCAAAATCTGCTGTACAGGTCGGAGATTCGGAAAGACCCTACTGTGCGCCCGCCAGATATTCTCTTCGGCCATGGAGACCAAGGGGGACTATGGCTGGATCACTCCGACTTACGAAATAACGGAACGCGGGATAGACGCGATCCGGGAATCTGTTAATCCTCAAGCGTTCGAAATTAAAGGCCGTCCAAAGATCGCATACCTCGCGTCCGGCTCCCGTATCTTCTTTTATTCCGCCGACGGGGATGATCCTCGGTCTATCCTGGGTCATGGCTTCGACGGCCTCATCCTTGACGAGTCAGCGCGTATCAATGCAGACGCTTGGCACATTGTAATCCGGCCCACCATAAGTCAGACCGAAGGGTGGTGCACGATGATCTCGACCAGCCGGGGCCGGAACTGGTTCTACGATATGTTCACCCGCGGCCGCGATGAACAGGAACCTGACTACAAAGCATTCAGGTATCCCAGCAACGCTAATCCCTACTTCCCCCAAGCAGAATTTGATGAAGCCCGACGGACTCTACCTGCTGATGTCTTTCGCCAAGAGTATGAAGCTGAATTCCTGGAAGACTCCGCCGGTGTATTTCGCGGGGTGAACGAGATTATGACTACCACCCGATGTCGCTGTAATGCCCAGTGGGATGTAGGTTGCGACCTTGCCAAGCACCAGGACTTCACGGTACTAGTGGCGATGTGCTCCGAATGTGGGGATTGTCATGCCATGGACAGGTTCAACCAAATTGACTGGCCGCTCCAGAAGGCCCGTATCATAGGTTTCTGCGGGCGATACAAGGGAACCCTATACCTAGACGCCACCGGGATCGGTGACCCCATATACGACGATCTACAGCGTCAGGGTCTCAACGTAGTCGGGGTCAAGCTGACTAACCAGAGCAAGCAGACTCTTATTCAGGATCTAATCCTGTCCATCGAGCAACGCAAGATCAGTTTTCCGGCCAACTGGACAGTCATGGGGGATGAGTTGAAGCGATATGAATATGAGTACACCGCGTCAAGGAATATCACGTACAATGCCCCGTCCGGGTACCATGACGATGCGGTGATTGCCTTGGCATTGGCTAATCGTGGGCGATCTCAGACCTTCGACATTCTGATGGCTGTTTAGCTATTCCCTAGCAAATACGCCGAGTTTGAATTAATTTCAAAAAAGATTGGTCTATTTCTTGACAATTAGGGGGCAAAGGTAGTATCTAGTTATTAACAACTTATCAACACGTTGTTAACAGGCTTGTACGACCTATGATTAATTTGCCTAACCTCCGGTCGAGGCTGAATCCCTTTAAATTCGCGACTGTGCCCTTAGTTCAACGGGCTACAACTACTCTCAAGAATCCAAATCCGCTCAAGGCGTGGTTGTTGGCGCAGGAGGAGTTCGGCTCTGCGAACACTATCCCCAAGGGCATGGATTATTCGAATAGCGTCTGGGTATACGCCTGCCTCAATACCTGGACTCAGCTTGCCCAAGTGCCCCTATTGCTTAAGCGGGATGATGATTCAGGCACGGTCAACGTCGAACTAGGCGAGGTTCACTTCCTTCTGAAGAATCCATTCCCAGGTCAAACGACCAGCGACTTGCTGGAATTAATCATTCTGCACCTCGGACTCTACGGTCAGGCATTCATCCTTAGAAATGACGGGGAGTTAAACAAGAATCAGCTTCCTCAATTCCTACGCATTGTTAATCCTGATCAATTCGTTATCAAGAAAGAGGACATTGATTCAAGCGGCAAGGTCTTCCAACGTACCCTACTCCTCGGCAATCAGAGAGAGCGCAAGATTCCGGTTGATGGCTACATCCAAATTAAGCTGCCAAACCCATATAGCGACAACAACGGCCTTTCCCCGATCTCTGCGGCCCGACTCACCATTGATGCGGACTACTCGGCGCGTCTTCATAACAAGGCCCAGATGGCCAACCGGGGGCGCATAGAAGGCGTGGTCACCTACGAACCTCAACACGTCAACAATCTCGGCAAGCTCCATGATCTGAAACGGCTATTCAATGAATTTTTCACAGGAGCGGTAAATGCCGGCTCTTATGTCCACTCCGCAGGCATCAAGGATATCAAGCAGCTATCGCAATCAATGAAAGATCTCGATTGGTTGGAAGGTCAAAAGCTTTCCCGTGAGGAAATCTGTGCAATCTTTGGTGTCCCGCCTAATATGGTAGGCATCCTCGACCGGGCTACATTCTCCAACTACGATCAGGCTGCTAAGTCTTTGTGGACCGAACAGAACATTCCGCTCGGTAATCGGATTACCAACAAGCTACAGTCTGATATCGTCGATCCGTTTCAGCGGCCTCCGGCTACTCTTTGTTTTGATTTTCAGAATTCGGTTCCGGTGCTAGCCGATAACACGACGGAAAAAATCACTCAGTATACAAACCTCATAACTCATGGTCGGCTGACTCCGGAAACGTCGGCTGAGATCGTGGGGCTCGATATCGGCGAACTGCAAGAGATCCATTCAACGGTTCTCATTCCGATGAATCTAGTTCCGGCTGAAGACGTACTCATGCCGCCGGATATTGCTTCTCCTTCAGAACCTGATACTGAAGGAATGGCGGTCAGGATTGCCGAGTTGATGCTTGAAGCTCAGGAAGCCAAACGAGCAGCTGATGAAGAAGCGGTGGAAGTTGAGTTGATTGACGAACAATCGAAAGCTCGAGCAGCGGACAGAGAACGTCTACGTACGAACATCTGGCGGGCGCACATTGTACAACGTACGCCATTCGAACGGAAAATGGCTGCATCTCTAAAGACCTATTTTTTCCAACAGCGAAAAGAAGTACTCAAGAATGCCGACGTGTTTATCGGGCAACACCTGAAGGCCGGGTCAGGGACTGAGAAGACTGTTATCGACAAGAGCATATTTGGGGATTTGCCCGGGAGTCTTTTCGATAAGAAAAAGGAAAACAAAAAGATAAAATCTAAGTTCAAGACCTTGCTGGACGATATTTTCAGAATAGCTGCAATCCAAGTTCTCGAAGAACTGGGGAAGCCGCTAGATTTTTTCGACGAAGGAATCTTGACCGTCTACCGACAACAGCAAGACATTTTGCTCGAGCAAGTAAACGAGACAACGATTGAGCGGTTGACGGCAGTTCAGAAGGATCTCGATAAAGCACTCCTCAACGGGACTCCGGTTGGCGAACTGGCCGATCAGATGAAATCCAGTCTCAAGCATGTGTATAACATACGCGAACATGATCGTACGAGGATTGCCCGAACTGAGATCAACCGGGGGTTTAGCGGCGGCAGATTCGAGCAGATGAAAGCAGCGGGTATAAGTACTCACCAGTGGCTTTCAGCAAGGGATTCAGCGGTCAGGCATTCGCATAGTGATATCGACGGAGATGTTGTCGTCGTAGGCGAGAAGTTCAGAAACGGTCTTGAGTATCCACTCGATCCCTCCGGTCCTGCTTCCGAGACCATTAATTGCCGATGTGTAGCCTTAGCGGTATTGGAGTAATAACACATGTTTGAAACGATAACAGAAGATATTCCCAAGAGGAAACGTGGACGACCGCGCAAGGAAGTTAAGACTCCGCGGACTCAAGGGTGGGAATGCCCGAAGTGCGGGAAGGTGTTAGCTCCTCATGTTCGGGAATGTACTCACAACGTTAAGCAACCTGTTTTAACCGACACGATTTATTCGAGGAACTTTTGATATGAAAATCAAACCGCGAAATTTGCTAGTCAAGAAGTTCGACCCCGATGACCAGTTGGAACACCAATTCGAAGAGATCACAGATCCTAGTCGAGTTATCCGGTTTGTAGCGAGTGATGATACCCTAGACCGGTATGGTGAGGTGGTTCTGCCGCGAGGGGTTGATTTTGGAAACTTCGCGAAGAATGCTCCCCTTATGGCATTTCATGACTATTCGATGTGGCCTATCGGGAAGAACGTGGCCGGCGAGGTACGTGGCAATCAACTTATCCTCGATGCTGAGTTTGATTCCGCTGACGATGATCCCGAAGCGGAAAAGGTCTTCCGCAAAATTAAATCGCGGACCGTCAAGACGGGATCAATCGGGTTTATACCGACAAAATTTATTACTCCGGGGGAAGCGACAAAAAGCAAAACAGATAAAGATCTATTTGATCAATACGCTGGTGCCCGGAGGATTTATACCAACTGGGAAATCATAGAGTTTTCCATTGTCCCTATTCCGGCAAACCCGAACGCTCTTGCTGCCGCCTATCAAGCATTGAGCAATGATGCCCGGAAAAGATTTGGCCCCGAATCCCTACCCGCTGACATGGATTCGGATGCCCTACTGTCAGCAATAAATCACGAAACTGAAAACGCTATAGCCTTGCAAAAGGATATAGGCAATCGGTTGGACGAAATACTGAAAAGGATAGACTCTCATGTCTGATATTGACCTACAGAATGTAAGCGAAAAGCTTGCGAACAAGCTCGATGACGTAAGCAAATCGTTCGAGGATGCGGTTGCAAAGCGAGCATCCGTAGAAGACGTAGAAACCTTAAAGGCTGATCTTGCCGAACAGAAAAAGCAAATGCAGGAAATGGCCGCGGCCGCCAAGAACTTCGCTACTCGTCCGGTTACCGATCAGGACAAGTGCCGAATGATCGGTGAAGCCGTACTCAAGGCGCAGACCGAAGGGACTGCTGCGGAAGGTGGTAACTTGGTTGATGACGAGTTCTCGCACGAGATTCGATCAACCCAGAATAAATATGGTGCCGTTCGGCAGATATGGGGTTCGGGGATAATTCCGATGGCAACCGACGTTCTGAAAGTGCCGGTCGATACCTATGAAGGAACAGCAGGGAGTGATCCTGTACCCATAGCCGTGGCTGAAGAAGCTCAGTTTACTGAAGACGCTGCGACAGTCGCCCAAGTGACTCTGACCGCTGCCAAGTATGGCACGATGGTTTTCGTCTCGAATGAACTAATGGCTGACTCCTTCGTAGACTTCATCGGCAACTACCTGCGGACCAAGATTGCCCGTCAAGCTGCCAAGAAGGAAGACGATCTTGTTTTCAACACGGCGAGTACCGGTATCCTAAAAAGTTCCAACATACTCGAAGTAGTCATGGGCGCCGGTAATGATACCTTTGCTTCCTTGACCCTTGAGAATGTTCGGGCATTGCAGGACTCGGTGACCGACGAAGCTTTTGAAGAAGGATCGTACTACATGCATCGTTCGATCAAGACGCTTGTTGCCAACACTCGTGTCGGTGGATCGACTACGACTGATGGTGCATTCGGATGGGGTAATCCCAACGTAGGTATCCCTCCGACATTTGATGGTTACACCGTCAACAACGTAAGCAAGATGCCTACGTCGGCTGACACTGCGGCAAGCACTGAATTCTTGCTATTCGGCGATCTCCCGATGGGAATGCTGGTTGGTGAACGTGGAACTGCTGAACTGGCAGTGTCGCCTCACCACCGGTTCGACTACGACCAACAGACGGTAAGGTATGCGTGGAGGTTTGCTTACTCGACCGACGCGAACATCGGACGCGCTATTGCTCGACTCAAGACCGCTGCGTAAATTCTAAAGTGTACGGGGGCTGTCATGGCCCCCTTGCCGGGGGAATAAATATGAAAAAGAAAATAGTAGGAATGGTTGCAGGGTTGAGCATGGTGTGTTCCGTATTTGCCGGGGATTACCAGAGTAAGTATGTAGCTCATGCAACCTCATCGGCGATTAACTTCCCAGCCAGCAAAGGTAGTCTGGTCCTTAAGACTCTGCATGCCGAGTCTGATAAGGCCGCGGGTCTGGCGAAGGTATACGCCAGAACGGGAAACGCGAAGATTGTATCCTCTGCCAACGATGCCGGGACTACAATCCTCGTTTCGAATGTCGGTGCCCAGTTTGTAGCTAACGATTTGATTGCGTATCAACATGCAGATGGGACGCTGGACTACAGTACGGTTGCTTCG